TCTCCAACCACAATGTCCAGATGATGTCCCAGCGTTAACCCGTGGTGCTAATCCCGTAATGGCATTTGAACCTGTGTCGGTTGCATAAACCATTATCCAAGACGTATTGTTTTGTCCTGTTCCATCATAATTTCCTAACATATATTGCCAGTCTTGTCCTAATGCGAAGTTTTCTTCACCACAGTTGGCATGTGGCTTTGCAACATTACCAAGATTCGTATCCGTAGAATTACTCCATCTTCTTAAGTTGTAACCACCATTATATGACCCCTCGTTACCACAATAACCTTTCCCAACTTTAGATGGTATACCTTTTTGTTGTGCGTGTGCTCCCCATTGTGTTGATGAGCTTGGTGTTTCATTTGAAAAATTAAATTTTATACCCGCAGATGTTGTCCACGCATATCCAAAACTTTCATCATAAAACGCACCGGCACCATCGTTACCGCTTATTGACGTTACACCAAATCCACTTACATAACTTTCGTTAGATAGGTTAAATTTTTCAATTGTTGTTGATCCACCCGAAATTAAATAGGCAAACTCCGTTTCTTTTTGCATAGTTGCAACGTCACTTCTAGCAATACCTGTGTTAAATTTAGCTTGATGAGCATAGTTTGTATCGTTAAACAAATTAATTGCTGATGTCCGAGTCCCATGAATACTATCTGGACCTTTCCATGCCCCATCATCATTTACTGACCAAATAAACAATATTGTTTTATTACATGCACCAGATGTATATGATGCGGGATAATCTAACAATTCACCGACGTGTGTTGTTTGATTCGTTGAGTTTGTTGTTTTATGTACGTTTCTCCAAGGTGATGAATCTTTATAACCACCAGCCAAATATGTGTATGATAAAACTTGTCTATATTTAAATGCTATTGGAATGGTTTCTTGTGCCGCAATTCTCTCCCATCCGTTATCAATATTTGATACTCCGGTATATAACATTAAAAAGCTACCACTAGTGGATTCTTCCAAATATAAAGAACCAGATAATGGTGAACCAGGTCTGCTTGCTCTAACACCTCTAGGTGGTCTATTAACCACCCTATCTGATGTTAAACTACCACTAACTTCTAAATTCTCGTATATCATAATTTAATTATTTTTTACCCTCTCCATCCACAATGCCCAGATGATGTTCCAGCATTGACTGCGGGGTTTAACCCACTTACACTGGTTGTTCCTGTATCTGTTGCATAGAAGAATTTCCAACTTGTATTATTTTGTAGCCCATCATAATTACCTAACATATACTGATGATCTTGACCCATGGTAAAATTTTCTTCACCGCAATTAGGATGAGGCTTTGATACGTTTCCAATGTTGGTATCATTAGCATTACTCCATCTTCTTAAGTTGTAACCACCATTATATGAACCTTCGTTTCCAGCATAACCTTTTCCAACTTTTGAACTAATTCCTTTTTGTTGTGAATGTGCGCCCCACATTCCACTTGATGTAATTGTTTCCGTTGCAAAACTCATTTTAATACCTGCAGATGACGTCCAACCATATCCAAAGTTTTCATCAGAAAATGCTGAACCACCATCACTACCATCGATCGTTGTTAAATGGAAACCAGTTGCTATTGTTTCCGTACTTAAATCAAATCTTTCAACAACAGTACTACCACCGGTAAACATATAAGCCATTTCTGTTTCTTTATGCATGGTTCCTAAGTCACTTCTAGCATTGGTAATATTGAATTTTTGATTATGTGTATATTTTGTGTCATTCGCCATGTTAATTGCTGAGGTTCTAACACTATCTACAGTACTCGGTCCTTTAAATGTATTATCTGTATTAACCGACCAAATAAAAAAGATATATTTGCTACAAGCTCCCGATGTATATGATGCTGGATGATCTAACAATTCTCCAATGTGTGTTGTTTGATCTGTAGAGTTAATTGTTTTGTGAACATTTTTCCAAGGGGATGAATCTTTATAACCACCCGCAAGATAAGAAACACTAATTATCTGTCTAAATTTAAAACCAACATTGGCATTTACTTGAGAAGATACTCTAACCCATCCACTATCACTATTACTTAATCCAACATAAACCATTAAAAAACTACCACTAGTTGCCTGCTCTAAATATAAAGAACCAGTTTGTGGACTGCTAGGTCTATTTGCCCGCGTGCCTACTGGTGATTTTATCACACCTTGTGCTTTTAGGGACCCACTAATTTCAATATTTTCGTGTAGCATATCTTATAAATATAAATTTTATGTTCTCCAACCGCAATGACCTGATGATGTTCCATCATTTACTCCTGGCGCCAAACCACTAGGGTTTACTGTACCAGTATCCGTAGTGTAACCAAATTTCCAACTAGTATTTACCTGTGCACCGTCATAACAACCTAACATATATTGATGATCTTGTCCCATTGTAAAGTTTTCTTCTCCGCAGTTAGGGTGCGGTTTTGAAACGTTACCTAAATTAGTTTCAGTAAAAACATTCCATCTTCTTAAATTATAACCCCCATTATATGTTCCTTCATTTCCCGCATAACCTTTACCCACCTTTGAACTAATACCTTTTTGTTGACCGCTCGCACCCCACTGCTGATTATTTGTGAATGTATCATTTGCGAAGAATAGTTTTGTACCACTTTGTTGTGTCCATCCATAACCATAATTCTCATCTGAAAATCCTGATGCACCAGAAGGGCCGCTACCCGTGATTGATGATGTTGTTGTAATGTATGGGACACCTGCTTGATAGTAAACACTATACATTGTCTCGTTTGTTAAATTGAACTTCTCGACCGCAGCAACTCCAGCACCAAATATCCAAGCAAATTCCGTTTCTTGGTGTAAAGTACCACAATCATCTCTCGCGTTTGCTAAATCCCATTTGGTTTGATGAGCGTATGATGTTTCGTTTACCATATTAACACCACTTGTCCATGTTGAATGAATGGTGCTATCTCCTTTAAATGCTCCATCGGTATTTGTTGACCAAAGAAATAAAATACTTTTACTACACGCTCCAGATGTATATGATGCTGGGTAATCTAATAGTTCACCTAGGTGAACCGTTTGGTCTGTTGAATTTGTTGTTCTATGAACATTCTTCCATGGTGATGCGGATTTATAACCACCAGCTAAGTATGAGTAATTAATAACCTGTCTATATTTAAATCCTGTTCTATCTGTATTTTGTGAACCAACTGGTTCCCAACCACCATCATAATTTGAAGATGCAGTATATGTAACTACAAAGCTACCACTAGTAGATTCTTCCAAATATAATGACCCAATATCAGGACTAGATGGCCTATTTGCTCGTGGCCCTCTTGGTATAATATATTGTCCACTAACATTTAAGGACCCACTAACTTCTACATTTTCTCTTAACATATTATATAATATACGGATTTTATCTTACAACTACAACCCTACCTGATCTAGAAGATGAAAAAGTTATTGTAACCACCGATGTGCTTGTTGTAACAATTGATGATGGCCAGAACATATTATCTGAACTGTCATAAACAAATACTGCCACGTCTTTTGTTCCTAAACTATGTGTTACCGTTACTGATGATACACTACTAAATGTTGTTGAATATGATGAGTTTGAAAATGATTTAGCGGTACTTCCACCGATAGTTAATGCGGTGTGGAAATTTGGTATACCACCTCCACTAATTGAAAATATATACCCGGTATTTGTTCCATCATTTTTATAAATGTAAAATGGCGTTGCATCTGTATTAGATCTACCAACTATTTCCCATTTGTTATTTCCCGCAGAGTCTTGGAATTGAATAATATTACCACTAGTTGAACCTAACTCTCTTAATTTTAAAACCCGACTATCTGTGTCACTAGTTAATATTGCCGCCTTAAATGTTGGTACCGCTGACGTTGCAACCGATTGACCAATCGAAACTGTTACTGAACCTGTTGTTGTATCAACACCAACACCTGTTCCCGCATTAACTGCAGTTACTTTAGCTGCGGTGTATGTTGTACTAATCGAGGAACCTTGCCACGTACCAGTTGTTACTGTACCCATATAAACAGTACCATCACCATATACTCTTAATAAATGGTCCGCACCCCAATGTCCTAAACTTACATAGTTACTATTTGACGCGGAACTTGACCAATTATAACCAATATATCCACTGTTTTTAGTTGTACCCGCCTGTCCAACAACTATAATATTTGTTTGTCCGGTAGTCATGTTAGCACCAATAGCTTCTAATGAATGTATGAAACTACTCGCACTTGAATTGTTTATTCTTAATGTTGGTGAGTTACCTGTACCTGTACCAGATAATACCAAACCACCAAATGTTGGTGTTGCGGTGGTATGTATACTTTGTGGTAATGATAATGTTATTGCTCCTGTTGTTGAACTAGCAATCACTTGATTTGCCGTTCCAGTTACGGATGTTACTTTAGCGTCAGTATATGTGGTACTAATTGAACTTCCATTCCATATACCCGAAGTGATTGTACCAACGGTAGTAATTGCCAACGCATTAATTCTTGTTCTAGTCTCATCTCCAGTGTTTGTTCCAGACAAGTTAGATGCCGATATCGCACCGCTAAACGTAGCATCA